TAGACCTTTTCTTGATTTTAATAAGTTATCAAATCCACCGGCATCAACTGCTGATATGTTGAAATTAATTGTTGCACCCATGCCTTGACCCTGTTGATGATCTACCACTGTTTCGTTAGGATGCAGAATGGCTGCAAATCCTCCACGGCCATCCACACCTCCTGCCCTTGCTCCCAATCCTGTAAAACCACCGCCCTCAGCAGTAGGTATTACTGTCGGTATAGTTAGGCCAGATGTATCTATGCTTGGGGTTGTTTTAAATAAACCACTAAATGATGCAAACATTTTATCTATCACTAACTTTTGCATTGCAATTCTTATAAGCTCTCTAACTATGGTTGTTGCATAGTCTTTAAACGAAGCCTTTCCCTTTTCTAAGAAATCCATAGTTAAATCAGTAATGCCATCGTAAGACTTTTTAAATACGCCCTGCATTTCATCTTGCATTGATTTGATACCGCTAAAGAACTTCTTATACCCTCTGTCAGTATCTTTTATAAACCTTTCAAAAGCTGTTAATGCCCCAAAACCAGTTTCTATACCTCCTTCATCTTCATTTCTTTCACCAAAAATCATTTCCATAAATGATGGTAAATCTGCCTTATCAATAACTTTTCCAGTTATTTCTGCTATTTGCTTAACATAAGCCTCTATTTTTTCTTCTATTTCACCAGTCCCGTCTTTAGGGCTTGGTAGTAAATCTATCTTTGGTAGTTTTCCAATTCCAAGTTTTTCTTTTATTTTGTCTGGGAGTTTGCCAAGAACTCTATCAATTCTATCTAACCCACTATTTATATTACTAAAAATAAAATTCATAAAATCTGTAAAGGCTTTCTTTACAGGATTCATTAATTTTTCTTCAAACATAAGCCTTACTTGAGCACCAAATAAGAAAAATTGTGAGGTAAGTTTTGGTATTATTCTTTGTCCAATTTCATTAAACGTATCTGCAATTGCATTTCTAAATATATAGATGGCCATAGCAGCAGTTGTTAAGGCTGTTAGAAGAAGACCGAATGGGTTAGCCATAATTGCAATTGTTAATGTTCTTACGGCAAATCCAGCAGCTAAAAGAGCTGGTATTAAGAAAGCATCTAAATTAACAGCAACGAAGTTTATAGCACTTGCAACTTTTGAAAAACCTTGAGTCGCTTCCTGAATATCTCCAACCATGAATTGAAAGTTATTTCTTAAGGCAACCGAAGCTTGTCCTAAAGTCATAGGCATTTTCATTATTTCTTCATTCGTCTCCTTAGTTCCGGCAATAAGAATTGGCATTACAGTTTCAGCAGTCAATTTACCTGCATGTCCAAATTCTCTTAATTCACCAATAGTCATATTAAGACCATCTGCCAACATTTTCGTAAGGATGGTGTTGTTTTCCATGACTGAACGTAGTTCGTCCCCTCTTAAAGCTCCTGAAGCTAAACCCTGAGCTAACTGTCTGGCTGAGTTATTTGCCTCTTGAGCATGAGAACCAGCAATAATAAAAGTATTTGCAACTGTTTGAGTAGCATCAGCAACATCTCTTTGTGTTGCTCCTAAATGCTCTGTTGCTAAAGAAAGTCGGGTATATAACATAGCAACCGCATCAAAGTCAGACCTTGAATCTCTTGCTATTGTTCGCATGTGGTTCATAGCTATGGCTGTTTTTGCAGCACTGCCTGTAAGAGCGTTCATTCTATTTTCAACGCCAATCATGACATTAGCAGCATCAACTATTTCACGAACACTGAAGGCTGCAACAATAGTATTCCTAAGCGTAGCTAGTGCTTGATTAGCACCATTAACATTCTTTTTAAACTTGTTTATAGCGTTTTTTGATTTATCGTTACCGATAATACTAAACTTTATATCGTTTTTACTTAGTGCTCCCATTTCTTTCTTCCTTTAATTCAAGATAAGCCAACCAGCCTTGAAACTCTTCTACTGTTATTTCTTCTAATTCTTGCAGAGTTTTGTTTAACTTCTCAGCTAGGGCATATTTCAAATATAGCTGCTTATCTTTGTCTACTTTTTTTTGACTTCATCCTGCGATATGTTATTCATCATTTCGCTTGATACTCTAATTAATACATCTCTATCCACTCTCTCCAATAAGATTTTCTTATCAGCGATAGTAAATAACTTATCTCCAGATTCGTCTAATGCTTTGTGAATCAAAACATAAGCTAAAAGCTGGACATCGTCATCTTGAGCTAATTTCATGAACTTAGAAGTCTCTGCAAGAGTAATTGGCTTGCAATAAACCATTAAAGGGCTTCCCTCTTCATCTCCCCATTCAGGGACTTCTATAATTCTTGTTTCTATAGCGTCAAAATGCTTTTTTGCGTTATCTATTGCTGACATTATTTATACTGTTGCTAAAGTTAATACACCAGTGCCCTGCACTGTTATTGATGCTTCTACTAGTCCGTCAAATGATGCTGATCTTGTTACGCCAGTTACGATTGCATTTCCACTATAATACTTATCACCACTTTGTACGCCTTCAGGGTATATCTTAATAAGTACAGTAGAGCCTAGAGTTAAGGCTATTTGTGCTGTATCAGTTTCATCCCAAAACACATCAACGCTTCCACTGAATGATGTTAATGAAGGTGAATATGTTCTAGCTAAGTCACCCATAGAAGTATTTTCTAAAGTTTCTGCTGTTTCCTCAAGTGAGTATGATTTTAGTTCTCCGATTGGGTCTGTTCCAATATGGACAGTTCCCTCTGATCCGTTATGCGTTGCCATAATTTATTCCTCTTTTTTTTTAATTATTTTAGATGAAGGTTTGTTTTTATCTTCCGAATGGATTGCTTCTTCTTTCCAACCCATGTTCTTTAACGACTCAACCTTTGTAGGGTGAGCAATTATAGAATTTTTGCCATTTGGACTAATCATTTTCATAATTATTCTCCGTTAAACCGCCACATCAGGATTGGTTTCCTTGACATAGTAGTTGGTTAAAAATGTCATTGAGACATAACCCAAGGGCTTTTCACCCTCTCCGTTAAACTCAATTTCTGTTGATTCTAAATAGCAATCTTTAGCAAGGCCATCTATTGTTCTATCTGCCGCTATTGCCTCCTCAACCTCTTTGCATATAGTGTCTGTAATATCGTCAAAGTTATTTGTTGCTTTTGCATAACCCTCAACCACTACACTTAATTCTCTGCTCATTAATCTATCTACGCCTATAACAATAGGTTCAGATGATTCTGATTTTGTATATATAACTAAAGCCGGAACTGTTTCTAAGGGATAAACCCTTGATTGAAATACTCTATTCCCAGTTGTAGTTAAGTTATTTAATTGTGTTGCAAACTTTTCTCTTATTTGCTGACGTACATGGTTAGACATTTAGATTTGCTCCAACATTAAAGCTGAAAACCCTGTTCTATCTGCTTGTATATTTACAACCGTATAAGTATTTGCTGCTTTTAATATATTGCCGTCTGTATCTTTAATTGCCGATACGGATAATGTATTGCCGAAAACAATACTAGGCACATCAATGGTTCTACAATAAGCAATTGGCTTCAAAGAGTCTACGCCTGCACCTTCTTGTAAGTCTACATACTCATTATTTAATATAATATCAATACTAAAATCAGTGCCACCGCTATTTGTATAAACCGCATTAACTCCATGTCCATAGCTGGTGTCTAAGTAAGACTTCATATCCTGCTCTGTTTCCATTCTGTATTCAGACATTAGATTTCCTCCAGAACTAAAGAAACTAAACCAGTGTTATCTGGTTCAACTGTTTTAACTATAAATGTTGTCTCTGGCTTTAATACATTTCCCTTGTTTGTTGTTATTGCATCTACTCTTAGCTTGTCCTCTTGGGATATATAAGGAGCATCAGAGCTTTTCATAATAGCTCTTGGTTGATAACCAGCAACAGGTATAGAGCCGCCTTCAATATTAAAGTATTCCTGATCTATAATAATATTAACTGAATACGAGTTACCAGAATCTACATCTAGCCATGTATCTATTAAAGAAGTTCTGTCATCCCATAGAACTCCTTGAACCTCAAAAAAAGTAGCTGTAACACCATGGCCTGTAGCCGTGTTTACATACGAGTTAAAATCTCTGCTACTCTCTAAAGGCATTGTTATTTAGCCGTTCTCTTGTTTAGAGGTTTGACTGTTTTGTTTGTTAGTGGTTTTTTCTTGTCCGTAACATTTTCTGCAACGCCGCCACTTGTATATTGAAGAGCTTCTGCCTCAGAGACATCTACTACTTCACCAACTTCTCTTGGAATTCCTCTTACATGAAATTCTTTTATCATCATTATTTCCATACTATTTTCCTTAAAAAAAAGGGGTAGCCAATTAAGGCTACCCAATCAATAAGTAACTTACGAAGCTACGATATCTTTTATTACACCAAAGCCTTCACCATGTCTGATTCCAACATCTAAATCTTGGAATGTTGCAATTCTAGTTCCACCAGAAGTAGATAAGCTAGATGTGTCAACGACAATATCAACACCTGACCAGAAGCCAAGCATGACGTTTGAGAAGTCTCCAAATATAGCAGCAGAACATGTAGCACCTGAGTTACCTTTGACAAGATTACTTGGAACTAATGTAGAGCTTTCTACGTTGTAGCCTAATATTGAACTAACCGCTTCCATTATGAAGTTACCTTCAGCACCGCCAGCTTGCTTAGAAACAGTTCTAAGAGCAGCAATAACTTTAGGGTTAGTTAGGAATGAAGGATTACCGCCCATAGCGTTAGAAACGTCTACAGCTTTAATCATCTCAACTATTTTTGCGTATGTTATAGCCGCTCCATTAGTTCCCATTAAAACAGTAGTTGTATCACTGTTTTGTAAAATTCCACTAGGTTCATTTGTACCGCCGCCGTTTATGGCAACTTGGTCAATTTTTCTAGCAAAACCATTAATAATGTCTTGTCTTAAGATAGCTTCTACACTTGGGTCACTTTGAAGTGTCAGTTTTCTTGAAACATCAACAAAATTTGCTAATGTACGAGGAGTAAGCGTTTCTTGAGCAAATACAGTGGCAGAAGCAGTCGGTGCTCCACCTTCAGCAACAAACGCTGTATTAGTAGCAGAAGTAGCCAGTTTCGGAATCGCCACGTCACCACGCAATCCGGTCATAACTCGTGCACCAAGATTTCCAATTGTTAGCTTGGCGTATAAAGCACCAATGAATTGGTCGGCTAGGTGATCTGTACCAACTAAGAATCCACCAGCTCCATTCGGGGCAACAGTCTGAGTTCTTGTTCCAAAGTTGATATCTGAAGGCATATAAAAACCTCTAGCTTCTCTTCCGGTTCTTTTAGCGATTTCTTCTGAAATCTCTCTTTCATATCCAGCTTTTGACCAATCGCCTGATCCAGCAGCATTAATAGCAGATATTAATGAATATCTTTTTTGCTCTTTTTCATTTAATCCAACAGTAGCTGGTGCTAGTTCCAAAGGTTTGCTCTGGATTGCTTCTAAAAGTTCCCCTCTAAAGCTTTCTAGGTTAGTTCCTGTTCTTATTGCTTTGTCAGCTAAGTCTCTTTGATTATGTAGTTTGCCTAGTGCTTCTATTCCTACATTATCTTTTTGCATCGCTGCTTTAGCAGCTTCAGACGCTTCAGCTCTTACAGCCGTTTCGTCTATGTTATTTTGTTCACTCATTTTTATTTTCCTGAATTGTTTATTTTGTTTTTCTTTAGAACGTCCAACCCCGACCCCAGCCGAATTGTCAGCCCCGATTGCCACACTGCTAACTTCCATCGGCATCCAGCTAGTAGCTCTATAATGATCTCCAAGGATGTCATTGCTGTCTCGTTCCATTTTATTAATTCTGTAACCTACTGATATGTTTTGACGAATTCCGTCTAACATATCTTGAAAAATTTCTGAAGCAAGTTCACTTCTTCCGAAGCGTACTACAGCAGTTGTCCTCTTTGCTGTCTCATCAATTTCAAATCTCTCTACTACGCCTATAACCTGAGACATGTCATGCTCAAGTAATAAAGGACTTCTTCCAGATTCCATAAATTCCATATCTATAGATTCTCTTTTATGGTCTAGGACTTCTAAACCAAACGATCTTTCAACAGGCTGCTCGCTTGATACGCCAATTCTTACAGTTCTGTTTTCTTCGTCTATATAAGATGATCTGTCTAAAGCAATGGTTCTGTAATTAATTTCACCAGAGCACGCTCTATCCATCTCATCATTCTCATCAACATCAACAGCCATTTCCTCTGGTTCAGTCGTTTCCACTTCTTCAGATTCAGCTTTCACTTCCTCTACTTCAGTTTCTACAACTTCCTCAGTCTCAGAAATGGTGTTTTCAATATTAATATCATCCATTTCATTTTCCTCGCTAGTTGTTATTAAATTTTCTGACATAATTATTCCTCGTCTTTTGAACCGTCAATTTCTGCCGGTACAGGTTGTTTTTGTCCAAATGGTTGATATGCGGACTTTATTCCGTATTGTTCCATTAATTGTTTCTCTTTCTGGTGCATTTCCATTAACTCTTCAGCATCCCTTCCCTGCGAGCTTGCTATGTCTGAATAAGTGGTAATTCCATTTTGCAATCCTGCAATTTTTGCGTTTATTTCCTTTTGTGGGTCGATCCAATCCCACTCTCTTGCTATGTAGTTTGTTGAATTAAAGAATTTGTCAAACTTTTCCGGTGGCAATTTAAGCTCTGATCCTATAGCCATGAGAAACCATTGTTTAAATATAGGCTCTATCATGTGCTCAATCATGAATTGCTGAGATATTTGATAAGCGGCTCTGTCTTCGAGAGCTCCTTGCCTGATACTAGAGTAATTAACCGAAGTAAGATCATTTGAAAGCGAATGATATGAAATGTTTAAACCAGAGGCTATTGATCTTAAAACTGATTTTGTAAATGATTCAAAAGCTGTTGACGGATGACTGGGATCAAATGATTGAAACGACATTCCACTAGGAAGCTGTTCAAATGTTCCGGCAGAAGCGTTCATCACCGGAGCATAGCCATCTTCAGCCGTATCATCACCAACGTAAGAATTTCCTTCGGGTGAGGTGAAAAACCCCATTTTGGAAGACCCAACCCGTGCAGCGACTATTTCTGCTTCAAGATAGCCATTTAACATCTTAATATTAGCCATTGAAGTTGCTATTGGCGATATTCCTCTTGTTTGTTCCGGTCTATTTGCAAGAAATATGTGCATCAATTCTTCTTTAGGTACTCTGTCATGTTCTCTTTTGTGAGAATATAAAGTGTCATACGGATGATCTTTAAACAAATAGTATGCAATTGGCCTGTCGTGAGAGTCGACTTCCACGCCCATCTTTATCTGATTGCCGTTTGCTGCTATATCGTTATAGTCTTCGTCTAAGCGATCAGCTTCTATAAAACGTATTGCGTAACCAAATTTATTAACATCTTTTACTTGTCGATGGAGTATTAAAACTTCACCATCTCTATAAAGAGTTTCAATGAATAATTTTTGACAATCCAAAAAACTCATTCTTCCGTCTACTGTACAAACGCCACGTTTACACCATTCTTTCCAAGCTTTTTCAATTTGCTGATTGGCATCCATATCTAAGTTACCACTATCTGTTCTGGCTTTAGAGCTTATTCTTATTCCTGACTTACCAACAACATTTGAAATCATCAAGTTTAAATATCTTGAAACATAACTATCATTTCTAGCCAACTCTCTGGCTCTTGCTCTTAATATTCTTATATTTGGCTGTATTTCAGAGTCTGGGCTTGAGGATGTTGATGAAAAGTCTGTAAAGAAACGATCTCTACTAGCCCCTGAGTATGAACGCTGTTTGGCATAAATTGTTTTTGTTTGTAATTTTCTACTTTTAAGTATGTTGTTGTACCAAGCCATTAGAATTGCACCCTTATTGTGTTTCCAGAGGCTTTCCCATTTTTAAGTCTTGCTAGTTTTACTTCTTTTAGCCATTCAGACTTATATCTACTTCTTAATAGAAGTAATTCTTCTATAGGCGTTCTGGAAAGTGATCTGCCAGCAATGCTCATGCTTGCCTGATCCATATTTGCTCTACCTTCGATTACAGCCTCAATACTATCTAAAACTATTTTTGCGTGTGATCTAATAGCATCATCAACAACAGTTACATAACCTTCGCCAATTATTGCCTCTACAGAGTCAGAAGTTCTTATTACAATTGCCGTCCACTTATATTCACCCGCCGGATGGGATGTAGTGGTTGATGTTGAGAATACATACTCATCATCTACTTCTGTTGCTGTTACAGTAAAGAAAAGAGGTGTTGAACCGCTTAGGTGATGAAATTTATACTTTACTGAATACAAGGAAAATGGGTAGTCGGTTGTTAAACCAGTTTTTTTCCACGCCCAGAAATCACCTTTTTGTAAAACGGGATCAACTTCTAGTGGATAGTTGTTTGAATCGAAAGCGTTGCTCAAGTAAAAACCTCATATATTTTAAATTAATCTATATAAGACACTAAGGTTTTTTATAAATAAGTCAACTCTATGGTATGAAGTTTATATATCTTTCCAATTACTAGCAAAATTGGTATTGCCTCTGGTTCTTTGTCTGATTAATGGACTATTATCATCAACATCTTCGGTCTCTTTAGTGCCGGTGACTATTTTTTCTTCTATAGCATTGAAACTAGGGTTTAGTATGTAAATAGCTGCAAAATTGTAAACAAGCGTGTCAAGAGCCTCGTTTCTACTTCGAACCTGCTTCCATACTAGTTGCTTACGACCTCTTATGTATTTAGTAACCCTTTTCTCAGCAGTTAGCTGTTTAAAGTATTCCTCGTCAAGATCAGAGCAAAAATGTAATGTAGTAGCCTCTGGAAGAGCTGCTAGGCGTGAAAATATAGCCTCTTTAGCTGTATCAGTTCCTACTCCATATAATACAGCTTTGTTTTTACCAACAAAGGAAGGTCTGTTTGCAATTGGCTTGCCTGCAACACTTAATCCTTTTACCGCAAATATTCTTCTGGCCTGCCTTGGCTTTGTAAATTCATAAACGGCGTTGGTCGAATGGCCACCTGAATCGATTGTGCAGCATGATATTGGAATTGATCTATTAGATTCTGTTTTAAATCTTCGTTTTAAATATTCATCAAGTTCAGACCAAACATTCATTGCGTTAGGGTCGCCCCAAAATATCTTAAAGTCACAAACCCAAGCTTCATAATCCTTACCCCAACCAACCAATTGTAATTCCAGACGGTCTTTTTGGGTGTCAACTCCGGCAGTTATTACTAATACGCTTTCTGGTATTGATGTGTGGTCATAATTAAGTCTTCTTCCAAGTAAAGTCTCATATTCAACCGTTTCGCCCTGTTCTTCCCAAGATTCTCCTAAACTGGTGTTAATCCACGTTTTTAGCATTTCAGGGTTCTTTTTGGCCTCTAAGAAGTTTATTGCCATTTCAGCCCATGTAGACCAAGGAGAATACAGTTCTGATATGTGGAATCCTGCTGTATTGGTTTTTTTAGCCGTTGCTCTCCATTCTCCGTGCTTTATCATCCATTGTTTCTTAGTTTCATTAATTACTGATCCACAATCATTACAAGCGTAAGCTGCTGTCTCTGGTTTGTTTTCATCCCATACAATATTCTTCCAACTTAAAACTT